CACTTATTTGAGATTAATTGAAAATAAACCAAAATAAATTAATAGTGATATAATAAACCGTGCTTCGGCATTACCCGACAATCTGCACCCTTACGCGGCGCTCTAGCTTCGAGATGTAGTAGGTAACGGCAGATAAAAGGGCTTAGGTCTGCTGGATTAATTGGACGGGATAGGGTGCGCCTCTCGACCCCGTTGACTAGGCTAGATATTAGCTCTTTAGCTATTATCGAATCTGCAGGCGCAATAAGCCGCCAAGCCTCTCGCAGAAGCTCAAATTGGCGGCACTTCTTTACTTATTCTTAATGAAAAGCACGGTGAGTAAACAGATAACAGCGTTAACACCGGTAAATAGAGTTAATGCCAAGGCTAGCTGGCTCATTAACCCAGTCTGATAGAAAAATACGGCAGCTAATACAGCCAGCACGCATCCAGCCACATAAACAGCGTAGAACCATTTATTATTAGGCTGCATATGCTGCATTACATAGCCGCCCATAAATACCATACAGCTAAACACAGAGGCTAGCATAAAGAATAAAAAGCTTATTGATTGCGGGATCATCGTTTTAGCCTCCTCATTAAATCAATATTAGCCAGCACCGCATTGCCATTATTTCTTTCATAAGCTGATGATATGGTTTTTCCGGCCACGCCGTACAAGTTAGCTAGGTCAACTCTTTTGCAGGGGTTGCCCATGATGTCGCTATAATCGAAACAATGATACGTGCGGCTATTCTTTTTGATACAATAGCCAGGTGCCACTTTTAACTCTCTGCCAAGCTCTAGTCGATTCAGGCAGCTAGCCGCAATACTATTCTGGCCGCTAATCCTGTTTGTGTGGTGAATTGCTATGTTATTTATGCTCATTTTATCCCCTCTTTGGATATGCGTTAAAACCGTTCTGTCGAGCATGGTGAATGAGCGCCTTAAAGCTTGCCATTTCCATCCCAAACTCTTTTGCGACAACCTCAAGCGCCTTTACGCGCCCGCAAGCCTCACTCCTAACTTGTGATAGTCGCTCCAACCCTAGCGCTATATCTTCTGCGTACCATAGTCTGCGATTAGCCATTACTTGCCCTCGAAGTCTTTAAGCACTTTAATAACGACGCTAATAAAACCATTGCAAAACTCATCTTTGCTTTTAATGCGTGGCTTATAGCCCACTCCTACGCCCAGCTTGAATAGGGTTTTAAGTGTTGCGCCGCCTTTTTTTCGAATAGAATCAACTGCATTGTCATTCAGGCCACACTTTTTCTGAACCGAATAATCGGTCGTAAATCCGTGCTTTTCGGCGTGCTTTACTATAAATACATCAATGCCCGATGAAACCTCAGCTTCCATTAACGTGGTATCAAATTCTGTTTTTCTCATTGTTATCTCTCTTTAGTGAATATTCCATAATAGTAATTAGTTATTTAATTTAAAGCAAGTGTAAAAATAATCAATTCAGGGCTTGCTATTCATTAAATATGTAATTAAGATTAACTCAGAAATTAGCAAAGAGGGTTAATAGATGAATGAGATTTACACAGTGGAGCAGCTGGCATATAACTGCTCTGACTCTGGAGAGTTGACAGATAAAATCATCGAGCAGGTCAATCTAGGTGATATTGTAGAGTATGGTGACGGCTACCAGTTAGATAGCGGCTCTGTAATGTGCGAGCTGATTATCTGTGACAAGGTTGGCGAGGATGTGAATAGACTGCTATCCAGCCTTTCAATTCACACTCCGTTATCACGCGAATTTGCACAGTTAATTGATGAGAAAACACAAGAGCTAGCAGAAGAAGCGGCTCGCAGTTATAAGGGGAAGTATGATGCTTAATGTAGAGGCTTTCTTAGCAGGGCAAAGAGCTTGTCAGTCTGGCGAGCCCTGCCCGAGTCGTGTTAGTGCGTCATTTAAGCGAGGGTATGCGGCACAGTATGAAATAGAGCAGGTGGCGGAGTATTATCCGCAACTAGCTAAACAAATGAAAAAGGAGGTTAGCAAATGAAAAACGTATTTATAGATATTGAGACAATCCCGGGTCAAGGCAATTTAGTTTCATATCTAGCAGATGCCAAGGCGAATTTTAGAGCGCCTAGCTCATTAACTAAGGGCAAAGCTTGCGAAGACTTGGGTTTGGCTGGAGATAAGGCAAAATACACGAGCAAGGATGATGCTATTCGTCTTTGGTGTGAAAAGTTCAGCGAAGAAAAGGCGCCTGAAGTGGCAGAGCATGAGTGGCGAAAAGAGGCGCTAGATGGCGCTAAGGGCGAGCTATGGTCTATTGCTTGGTCAGTCGATGGCGAGATGAAACAGATTGATCGTGGCGAGATTGACAGGTTAGAAAATGAAGCGGGCTTTTTGGCTCGGTTTTATGGGCTGCTTGAAATTCAATTAACTAACGATAAATCGCACAACATTCAGCAGGCTAATTTTATTGGTCATAATGTGGTTTTTGATATTAAGTTTATTCTGCACCGCTCAATTATCCTAGGTGTCAAACCTTGTGTCGAAATGCCGTTTGATGGCTATCATGGCCGCGATTATTTCTGCACCAGCAAGGCTTGGGCTGGTGTTCGTGACCGAATCTCACTAGACAATCTTTGCAAGGCTCTAGGGTTGTCAGGTAAGGGCGATATTGACGGTTCAAAAGTTTGGGATGCGCTGAAAAATGGGCGTTATAGAGAAGTTGCTGAGTACAATGTTGATGATGTTGAAAAGGTTATTCTAGCTCACAAAAAACTGACCTTTGGGGCTTAATTTATGTCTAAATTAGTAGAAAGATTGGCGATTATCCAGAGTGATTTAAAGGCGCCAAAAAATCAGTATAACAATTTCGGCAAATACAATTATCGAAGCTGCGAGGATATTTTAGAGGGTGTAAAGCCTCTCTTGAAAGGGCTGGTTCTTACGCTTTCTGATAAAATGGAGAGTGTTGGTGATCGGGTTTACGTGACAGCCATAGCCAAGATAACAGATGGTGAGAATAGCATTGAGGTATCGGCAAGCGCACGAGAGGCGATTAACAAGAAAGGCATGGATGATAGTCAGATAACAGGGACTGCCAGCTCATACGCTAGAAAATACGCTTTAAATGGCCTGTTTTGCATTGATGACACAAAAGATAGCGATTCAATGAATAATGACGGACAGCCTGCGGGCTTTGTTGTTGATGATGTGGCTAAGCAGTGGATAGAGGCTGTAAAACAAGATGCTGGTGTTCTTAATCAGATTGTAGAGCCAGCATACAAGCAATTTATTAAAACTAACGCGGGCATATAGCTCGCACAACCAAGAGAGAAAGTAAAAATGGCACATAGTATTACTATTAAGTTAAACAAGGCCGCAAATGAATTCCAAGCAGGCGAGAGCGTAGGGTTTAGCGTTCGTGGTGGGGTTCAGTATTACGATCACAAGACAAAGCAAAAGGAATGGACTAATTACAGCGCCGTGATTTTTGCCAAAGCTCAAGGTCAGATTGATTTCTATCGCTCTGCATTAACTGAGGGGGCTGTTATTGAGATTGGCGGAAAGTCACAAAAGGTTGATGTATATCAGGGCCAGAACGGGGCGACATACACAATCGAGCTTCAAGACGCATGGCTGGGAATGGTTCATAATTCAAATCAGGCGCCCATGCAGCCGCAGCAAAACGGCCAGCAGGCTAATAACTGGCAGCAAGCACCACAACAGGGAGGATTTCAACCGCAGCAGCCACAACAGCCAGCAGGATTTAACCAGCAAGCATACGACCAACAGCAAGCAAGGCAAGCGCAGCCACAGCAGGCACCACAGGGAAATTTCAACCAGCCCCAGCGGTAGGGGCGCAAGTACCGCAGAAGGATAATAACTTTGATGCTTGGGATGATGACATCCCATTCAGCAATTATCAATTAAAAGGCTATTGGATTTAGCCACTAAACAAGCGCTCTATATGGGCGCTATAACCTAACAAAGAGAGATGATTATGAATATTGTTCAAAGTATTTACGAAACTCCTGAAAAATGGAAGCAAACGGAATTTACATTTCTTCATGAGAACGGGGCGGAGATCTGGACTAGGAATGTTCCAATTTTGAATACAAATATGTATCCAAGCATACATATGAGTCTTATAACTAAGTTTAAAATATGGCGAGCAATTAGGTGGTGGTCAAAAAACGCTCCAATTGAGGCTTTTGGTTGTAAGTAACTATAGTAAGTTAATTAATAAGAGGGTTAAAGATGAAAGACCAATACAAAATACTAGCAGCTAACGCTCGAAAGATAGCGCTAGATTATGATAATAAAATGAATGACGAAATGAAAGACGGCTCAGGTGCCAAAGCAATGGAGTACATGGAGCTAGCAAAGCATCACAGAAACGAGGCTGACAAATACATGAAAGCAGCGGAGGCGTTATAATGTTCAAGTTTAGCGAAAGAAGCCTAGAGAGAATGAAAGGCATTGATCCGCAGCTTGCAATGATTATGAGAGAGTCAATAAAGATTAGCCCTATTGATTTTGGCATACCCGGTCATGGAGGTCTAAGAACTGCCGAAGAGCAAAACGAGCTTTTTAATAAGGGTCGATCTAAATGCGATGGTTTTGACATAAAGAGCAATCATCAATCAGGTAAGGCCGTTGATTTCTATGCTTTTGTAAATGGCTCAGCAAGCTGGCGGCCTCATCACCTAAGCATGGTCGCTGGGGCGATTATGGCTACTGCTAACCGACTTTATAGTGAAGGCGAGATTAATATCAAACTCAAATGGGGCGGCGAGTTCGGTTCTGATGAGTTAGATGGATGGGACAAGCCGCACATAGAGATTGCCTAATTTGCACGCTAACCGCCCTGTGATAGAATAACCAAAACTACACAGGGCTTTATAATGTCTTTGATGGCTTGGGCTGGTAATTTATTAGGTTCATCTAATATCGTAGATAAACTGGTCGATGAGGCTGTTAACTCTGATAGCGAGAAAGCTAGAGGGTTGGCAACTGAGCGACTAAAGGCGCTAGCTCCGTTTAAGGTTGTGCAGAGAATAATGGTTAGCGCTGTTATGGCTGTATGGGTGCCGACCGCATTGTTATTGGTTGTGTTTGCATCTTTAAAGATGAATACTAATCTAGAGTGGCTTTTGACTGTTATCAAAGAGCCTTTTATTTATTATCCGACCGGCGCGGCGTTTACTGCTTATCTGGGTGGTGGAACAATTAGCGAATTCAGGAAAAAATAATGCCAACTAAAGCAAAGCCAAAGAAAACACAAACCAAGACTGCGCCGTCAAAACCCAAAAAGAAGAAGGTTGCTGCTGCCGGCGGTGGTCAGAATCTCAATAAGTACAAGAGGGCTTAGTCATGGAATGGTTATTCCCTGCTTTGTTTGCTCTTGCATTTATTAAGACTCAAAAAGACTTGGCGCTAGTTTGCTGTCTGGTATCTAGTGCTAGCTCATTAGCTTACACATTGTGCGATCCTCTCGTGTGGACGTATGAGCAGATGCTGACTCTTACTATTGCACTCAATCTGGTTCTGGCTTTCATATCTAAAATTCACTGGGCAGTATCAAAAAAACCATTAGCGCGCTGTATGTCATGGCTGGCAGTAGCAGCCATCTCTATAAACCTAATACAAGTATTTGAGTTCTATTCTTGGACTTCTAGCGCTTTGCTTCTTGTTCAAATGTTCGCATTGATAGCGATTTTGTCATTGGATGGCCGAAAGGAATACTTGCATGACGTTGCAGCAGGTTTTGTTAGCATTTTTGGCGGTCTGGGCCTTGGCCACAGCGGTAGTAATAGCAGTAAGGGTTGAACGTGACTATCAGCATACAAGACGCCAACGACGCAACAATTATTGCAATATCTGCAATTATGAGCTGGGTTTTCGCGAACATATTTCAAGTAATACCTGCTCTCGTTGCGGTCACATCAATGATATTCATCATTAAGCGGCACTACGAAGATAAGGAGAAGCGGGACGCTGAGATAAGACTGCTTGAATTAAAGATAGCTGAGGCGGAAAGAATTGCCGATTCTTTGTAAGTTAAAGCTTCACAAGTGGCGCAAGTCAGAAAGATATATGGAAAGCCCGCTAGCATATCAGTGCCAGCGGTGCGGAAAGCATGATATCAGGATTTAGATTTCTTTGGCCTTAATGGCTCGCTCATCTTTTTACCGTTTAGTTTATCTTTCTTATAGTTAGCATTCATCTGTTCTTTGGCGGTCATAGAGCGGCATTTAGTATTGTCTTCGATAACCTCATAACTCCCACCGCTGGCAATGAATGCCTCAACTTCTAGTCTCAGTCTCTCAGCTTCGTCAATCTTCGCACTGGTCAGTTGTGGCGGTTTAGGCGCTGGAGTATTAGCTCTAGTTTCTAGCAGTTCTGAATGATTCATTTTATTTTCCTCTTTGTATTGATTATTTATTTAATTGCTATAGTATTAAAAATATAAATTAAGTCAACACTAAAGAGGAAAGATGAGTGAGTAATTTAAATAAACATATTTTTATGGTAATGAAATGGCTTGATGATCCTAAGTCAGTAAGTCAAGAGGAGCGAGAAGAGAATAGTAAGGCTGCCGCTGCCGCTGCCGCTGCTGCTGCTGCTTATGCTTTTTCTGCTTTTTCTGCTTTTTCTGCTGCTGCTGCTGCTGCTGCTTTTGGAGCTAATGCTGGAGAGGCTGAAAAATGGGTCAATAAATACTTCGAAAGAACAGGTGAGAACAAGCAGGACTATATTGATGCTATAGAAGCTGATAAGAAGCTTGAGGAGCCAGAAGCTAAAGAGTGGGACGGTGAGGGCTTGCCGCCTTTAAATAGCGAGGTTCTTCTTTGTGATGAGGAAGGGTATTTATTTTCATCCGCAAGTAATGAGAAAGTGTCTATTACTGATGATGAGGTTCTTATTGTAGTTTCCATTGGCGCGCGGCACGACAACGGAAATCCTGTCGTTACATTGATGGCAAAAGATAGCAAGAATCTGCAAGGGTTTATAACAGTTAATCCTGACTTCTTGGAGCCAGTAAAAACCCAAGAGCAGAAAGATAGGGAGGCTTTTATTGAGAAAGTTAATTGCACCCTGTTTGATGATGCTGGTTCAGTGTTGAATCCACGGGATGCAAAGGCTGTAGCTATAAAGCTGTTCGACGCAGACTTCAAAGCACCGGAGGGTGAGTAGATGAATAGTATCTTGAAGAGTTTTGAGTTCGGAATGCTTATGGGTATTGTTATCGGATTTGTATTTGGCGGTCTTATTTTGGAGTATAGAACAAAGATAAGTGTGGCTGAGTCTTCTGGCTTCACTATCGGGAATGGTGTCTTAGAGCAAGAGTGGCGCTGCCAGCCAATAACAGAACACAAAACACTAGAAGACGCAAAAGCTCAAGTAGAGCGCTATCAAGCAATGGTAAGGGGTTAGGTAATGGATAAGGTAGATTGGAGTAAGGCTCCATCGGATGCGGAGGCGTGTATTGATGGAAGGTTTGAAAAGTGGGCTGGTGGTATTGAGCACTGCTTTAATGGTGGCAAATGGATTACACCTAATTCAAACTGGAGTCTTGCTCGGTATAATGAGACTGGAATGTTTCATATAGAAATACGTCCAGACCAATGGAAGGAAGGAGAGAAGCGAATGGAGCAGATACAGCAAAACGGAAATGACGGACTGGTGTATGATGAGTTAGATGATTACTCTAAGCAACCAAGGTACAAGGGCGATGACGGGCTAGATCACATAGACGAATTCGCCCGTGATAACTCAATAGAAGATTTTAGAGCTGCTATGCGGTTTACCATTGACAAGTACGAAAAGCGACTAGGCAAAAAGGACGCTATGAGCAAGGAGCTGTACAAGATGAGTGACTATTACAAGCGATGGTCAGAAGTTGAGAAGAAGCTAGAGCAGGAGAAAGGCGAATGAAATACTTACTACTAATGCTAATTAGCTTTGGGGCTATGGCCGAAGAGGATCGCGCTGCGCGAATGGCTGATGCGCTAATTGAGTCTAACTTAATAATCGAGCAGCTGGTTAATCGAATAGAGGAGCTAGAGGCTCAATCATTCAAGGATGTTGAGCAAGCAACACAGTTTAGAAAGATTCTAGTTAAGATAACTCATAACTGTATGACTGGATTGGACTTTGTTTCTGTTGATGACAGCAATAGGACTTATCGGTTTCATTGTCAGGAGGCCTTCGAATGATCAAGCCGCGATTTAAAACTTATTACGCTTATCAAGCTTTTGACATAGTGCCTGATTCGGGAGAGTTTGATTGGGTTGATTATGTTAATAGTGGTAAGTTTGAGGCTTTTGCTGATAAGCAAGAGTAAGAAGGGTATAGGTTTGTTACTGTTTTAATGAATAATGGAGCATATGCTTTATTTGAGAGGTTTTGTAATGACAAGAATGAAAGCTAGCTTGCTTTTTATGGGGCTGTTATCCCTGTTTTTCTGGTCGGGTGTTTTTATTGGACAAGCCCTTTAATTAGGGCTTTTTTACGTTTTGCTTAAACATGTTAGAATGGGGTAAATTAATAGTCAGTGCGACAGGGTTGCACTTATGAACGGGGTTCTATGACTAGTAAGAAAAAGCCTGATTTAGATAGGTTTATTCAGAGGTATATTGAGAACGGATGTAAGAATGCGAAGGATGCAGCGATATTTGCTGGGTATAGTGAAAGGACGGCGGATCAGCAAGGAAGTCGTTTGTTAAAAAATGTCAAGGTAATTGAGGCTGTAGAAAAGTATAAGAAGGAACAGCTTAGTGCTCATATTTGGCGAAAGGAAGAAAAGCTAGAGCTGCTGCAAAAGATAGCGTCTAACGGCATTCGCGACGTGGTTGATAAAGATGGCAATATCAAGATGGAAAATCCGTCAGCCAGTGTTGCAGCGATCAAGGAGCACAACTTAATGCAGGGTGATAATGCGCCTGTCGAGGTTGAAACTAAAGGTCAGCCTTTAAGTATTAGCTTTGATGTCAGGAACCCAGTGGGTGAAGTAAAGACAACGAATGCTAAGCCTTAGTAATCCTCAATCAATTTTCTTAAATGGCCTTAATACTAAGTATCGGGGTTATGTTGGTGGCTTCGGATCTGGTAAAACCTTTGTTGGCTGTCTTGATCTGCTTATCTTTGCTAGCAAGCACCCAGGAACAAGAATGGGCTACTTTGGCCCAACCTATCCAGCAATTAGAGATATTTTCTTCCCCACCTTTGAAGAAGCTGCGCAGATGCTTGGTTTTGTTGTTGATATTAAGGAGTCAAACAAAGAGGTTCATATTTATAGGGATGGCAAGTTCTACGGTACTGTAATCTGTCGCTCAATGGATAATCCTACTTCGATAGTTGGTTTTAAAATATCTCGCGCCTTGGTTGATGAGATTGATGTATTGAAGGCAAAGAAAGCTGAGGAGGCATGGAATAAAATCGTTGCCCGCCTTCGTCTTGTTATACCTGGAGTTGAAAACTCTATCGGTGTAACAACAACGCCTGAAGGGTTTAAGTTTGTTTATAATAAGTTCGCCAATAATCCTACTGAATCCTATTCAATGGTGCAGGCATCAACATACGAGAATGCTGAATTTCTACCGCCAGATTACATAAGCACACTTCTAGAGACGTATCCTGAGCAGTTAATTACAGCATACCTTAAAGGGGATTTTGTAAACTTAACCTCTGGCACTGTTTACCGCTCATACGACAGGGTGAAACATAGAAGCCGAGAAGCCGTGCAGGATGGCGAGCCAGTGTTTATAGGTATGGATTTTAACATTGATAAAATGGCCGCCACGATTTACGTTCTCAGGGATAAAGCCTTTCATGCGATTGATCAGATCAAAGACGGCTACAATACGCCAGAGGTTGCCGACATAATTAAGCGAAAGTATAAAGACAAAGGTCACAAGGTCATCATCTATCCAGATAGCTCGGGCAAGAATAGAACCAGAATGGGTGGCGTTAGTGAATCTGATATATCAATACTAAAAAACGCGCCTTACAATTTCCAGTGCAAGTTCAAGCCGACCAATCCGCCAGTTAAGGATAGAATAAACGCAACTAATGCAGCTTTCGAGACTGGCAGGTTGTTTGTTAATGATGAATTATGCCCTGATGTTGCGGCATGTTATGAGCAGCAGGTTTACGCCGAAAATGGCGAGCCTGATAAGAGTGCGGGAAATGATCACCAGAATGACGCTTCTACTTATCCAATAGCTTATGAGTTGCCAATACATAAGCCAGCAACCAAGATTAACGTACGCTTTGGCGCTTAGGTGCCTAATCATGCTAACATTACGGAAAACCAATATAGGCTAGATAAATGTCTAATGTAAGATTCATTCACCCAGAATATGCAGCCAAGGCTGACAACTGGAGAAAAACAAGGCTGGCGTGTAGTGCTAGCGGTATTAAAGACGCAGGCGAAACATACCTGCCAATAGCTCAAGATAAAGACCCGGTTAAATACGCAGCGTACAAGCAAAGAGCTTTATACCTTGGCGTTACTGGCCGCACTCGGTCGGCTTTAGTGGGTGCAGCTTTCCGTGTTGAACCTTCTTTTGGTGAAGATTTACCGACTCAGTTAGAGTTTATTCAAGATGACTTTGACGGCTCAGGAATGTCAGTTGATCAAGTGTCAAAGCGCATGGTTAGCGAATGCCACACAACTGGCCGTCATGGTCTGCTGGTGGACTTTCCTAGCGTTCCTGCTGGTATTAGTCGAGAAGAAGAGGAAAGGCTAGGCATAGCGCCATACGCTGTTAGTTATAATGCCGAGTCGATCATTAACTGGGAAGAGTCAAAAGTAAATGGAAAAACACAGCTATCTATGGTCGTCCTGCAAGAGGTATCGCGAGAGGCAAAGGACGGCGATGAGTTTGAGACTGAGCAGGTTATTAGATATCGCTCATTGCAACTGATTGATGGTCGTTATGTTGTGCGTCTATGGGATGAAGGTGGCGATGCAATAGGTGAACCGCTAGAACCTAGAATTAACCGTCAGCGCCTTGATTATATCCCGTTCTTTTTCACTGGCTCAGAAGATAATAAGGCATGTGTCGATGATATTCCGCTAGAGTCGATAGCTGACATTAATATAGGGCACTATCGAAACTCAGCAGACCTGGAGAAAAATTTATTCATACATTCAGGCGGACTGGTTGTTATTTCATCTAGCATGGACAGCACAGAATGGAATGAAGTTAATCCGACTGGTGTTGCTGTTGGTGCGGACAGTGGTTTGAAGTTAAATCAAGGTGATGATGCTAAGCTGCTACAGCTAGGCCCAGCGCAAGCCGTTGATGAGGCTATGGTGCGCAAAGAAGAGCAGATGATTGCCATTGGTGCGCGCTTAATAACATCAGGCAATATAAACGAGACGGCGGAAGCGGCTAGAATCTCTGCCAGCTCTGAAACCTCGGTTCTTGGCACTATCGTTGATAACGTAGAAGAAACGATCAATAAAGCATTAGCTGTAATGGCTGAGGCGCTATCGGTTGATGCTCCAGCCTATAAAATGAATCGCGACTTTTTCGATTCTAAGCTAACAGCACAGGAATTCATGGCAATCAACGTCATGTATGATGCTGGCCACTTGGCACAATCAGACGTGCGTAATGTGCTGCGTAAAAATGGCGTTGTGAATGCTGAGCGCACTGATTTGGAAATAGATAACGAGAACGCGAGCAATACTGTTCTATGATTAATACGATAAAGAGTTACTTTTACAAAAAGGTTAGCGATAGTGCATTTACTTCCAACGCACTCGGGCTTAGGGTTGTAGGTAGGCTTTATATTGTTGAGGTTTTTGGTAAGAGTTTGCTGATAGGTGTCGGCAATAAGTTTCAAATACTGGGTTTTACCTTTAATTGTGGTGATAAATGAGCGCGACAAGCTATCTAATTGACGCAACCACTAGGCATGCCATATTTGTTGAACGATACGGTCACGGGCGATATAACGACCTAGAGCCTATTCTCAATGACATGCGAGATAAACTGGTTGCTCGATTAGCTGGTGAGAATCTTACTGAGTTTCAGTTTTTCCGCGCTCAAGAGTTACTGGCTGACATTGATGATATTCTTGCGGATAGCTGGCAGCAGTTCGAGCTTGATCTAGGTGGCTACATTAGTGAGTTCTCAGAGTATGAAGCAGGTTTTAATACTCGTATGCTGCAAGGCGCTATTGATGTTGATGCGGTAAAGCCATCCATTGAGCAACTTAATGCCGCCCTAGAAAATACCGATATGGTGCTGACTCAGGCTAGTGGCGCAGTTGAGCGGTTGACCATTAGCGAGGCTATCGAGCAGTTTAGCGCCAAGAAATCGAGAGAGATTCGCGGCATTATTCAGCAGGGCTTTATTAGTGGTGAGACTACTGATGAAATAACGCGCAGAGTGGCTAAGCAGGTGGATGGAAGAACTAAAGCTCAAGCAAGAGCTTTAGTGTCGACCACAATCAGCTCAACCTCTAATCAGGCGCACTCTGAAACAGCAAGAGCCAATAGTGATGTATTGCGAGGCGAGCAGATAATAGCAACCCTTGATAGCCATACTTCTGATATTTGCATTAGTGCTGATAAGACTATCTGGCCTGTCGATTCTGGGCCGTTTCCGCCACTCCATTGGGCGTGCCGGTCACTTAGGGTTATGCTGGTAGAGCAGAAATACGCAATACCAGGCTTAGAAGGAACAAGAGCCAGTGAGTCTGGCCAAGTGTCAGCTAATCTGAGTTACCGAGGATGGTTAAAGCTACAGCCCAAAGAAGTCAGGGAGCGAGTTAACATTAAAAAAACTTACTCCCTTGCAGAGCTTGCGGAGTTAGAGCCGGTTACTTTTCTTTAGATGCGTATTCTACCATTGCATTTAACGCACACAGTAGGATTGGTAAATATACCGGAGTTAATCTCGCATGTGCATATTTTCATATCGACTACAGAGAACTTTAGCGGCTTAAACTCTGAAAGCTCTGGCCATTCGTATTCTCCGACAATATAGCTAGGCTTTCGCTCTAGCTTCTCTTTAATTGTCAAGAACGGACTTCCAGCCTCAACGCCCCTAGCAGTATCAATAAGGCCGACAAGTAAAGTCACCTCATTATCTGTAAAAGTAAAAGTGTTCATTTCTGCTCCTTAATGGTGATTGCCCCAGTGTGTTTGCCTACTTGCGGCTCGACAATAATAGTTTCTTTGCTTTTGGAATTCCCCTGTGATTGATGATTGCTCTTGCTTCTAATTCATAGCCGACTCTAATACTGCAAAGAACAGCGCCAAGGGTAATGCCGCTAAGCTCTTTAAAGGCCTTAGCTTGCGCGTCAAGCGACCTATTACCCAGCTCCAGCAATGCCATTTGTTTGTTTATATTGCTCATTCTGCACCCTCTATAAGCTATCTAACTTCGTATTCTTTCATTCTTCACCCCTCAAAACAGCCAAGAGCCGCCCCTTTCGTTTAATTGCCACAATCAGTCCTTGCTTATCATAAAGAAGCTCACCTTCTCGGACAGGTTCTTTCCTGATATGAAATGCTGATTTGCGTATATCGTTTGTTATTAACTCCATTGGCATGTTATTCGGCACTGTTGATTTCAGCCACTAGATTTCTAATATCGCCCATCTTAATCCTTAGTCTTGCTTTGTGCGGCAACCCCTTGCTAACAGCGCAGGTTCTTGGCTGGCTGACAACATGCATATCGCCATATCTAGCTATAAATGCCTTTCTAAAAGCGCTACTGTAGGTGCGTTTAAATATTGGAGCTATTTCTTCATACGTCACTGTTGAGTTATCGCTTATAGAGTTCATCCAGTCGGGTATTTCTGGCTTATCCCATATTTCCATTTGTCTAGCCACAATCTCTCTCCTAATTAATATCTAATTAACGATAATTCAACACCTAAAATAAGGCTAATTTATCTCATGAATGTGCATCATTCACCAAAACTATTGACTAGCACCTTTTTTATGTATAATGGCCATAACGGGGCAGGGCCTCACTATCTAAAGAACTGGGTTCTAATGACTGATAAAACGTACACTCAAGAAGAGTTAGATGCTTTAGTTGCTGAGCGATTGGCTACTGAAACAGAAGGCTTGAAAAAAAAGAATGAAGAGCTGCTAACTGAAAAGAAGCAAGTTTCACAACGAGCAGCAGAGCTAGAAGAAGCTCAGAAAAATGCAGAGGTCGAAGGGCTGAAGCAAAAAGAAGAATTTAAGACCTTGTACGAGCGAGAGCAAGACACGGTTAAAAGCCTTCGCGAACAGATCGCAGCAAAGGACGAGAAAGAGCGCAAAGACGCTTTAGCCTTGGCAGCTGTTGAGCTTAGCGGCTCACTAACTCGCGATACTACGAAGGCTGGATTGCTAGCAGAGCAGGCGGCAAAGCACGCTACCTATATCGACGGCAAAGTAGTTTATGAAATTGGCGGCGTAGAAGTTGATGCCGATAAGGTAAAAGAACATTTGACCAACTCCTTTGGTTTTTTGGTTGATGGCAGTGGTAACACTGGCGGCGGGGCTGCTGGTTCAAACAATGGCGGGGCCATTACTAAAAAGTTCAGTGAGTATTCTGCCGGTGAGTTGAAGGCTATCAAAGATTCGGACCCAGCAAAGTATGAGCAACTTAGAACGACAGCAGAACATCTGCAACGAAAATTTTAATTAGGAGTCTCATAAATGAGCACAGTACAATTAGCTGACATCGTAGATGTCACAATCTTTCAAGACTTGCCGCCAGTAAACAATCCAGAGATGACAGCTTTTGTCGAGTCTGGCGTTGTTACTCGCACACCTTTATTTGATGCCTTGGCAAGCGCAGCAGGTAAAACTGCCGAGCTTCCGTTTTGGAATGACATCGACCCAACAGATGAGGCGAATTTATCTAACGATAATCCAGCTTCCATTGGTGTTGCTGACAAGATCACTCAGGGCGAACAAATCACGCGCAAAGCCTTCTTAAATAAAGGCTTATCAGCTTCCGACCTTGCTAGTGAGTTAGCAATGGGGCCAGAAGCTATGCAGCACATTCGTAACCGTGTTGATACGTACTGGACACGCCAATGGCAGCGCCGCTTGATTGCCTCTGCTGATGGTGTTCTAGCTGACAACGTGGCGAACGATTCTGGTGACATGGTTCATGATGTGGCCTCAGAGTCTATCGCTGGTCAAACGGCCTCTACCAAGTTTAGTCGTGGCAACTTCACTTCAGCCGCATTTACTCTTGGTGATGCTTTTGAGAATACTGGTGCTATCGCTGTTCACTCTGCTATCTATAAACAAATGGTAGACGGTGATGACATTGACTTTATTCCAGACTCTCAAGGTCGTATGACCATTCCAACATTCATGGGCAAGCGCGTGATTGTTGATGACGGTATGACTGTTACACCTGGATCAACTGACGGATTCAAATATACCACGGTATTATTTGGCGAAGGTGCGTTCGGTTGGGGTGAGGGGATGCCAAAAGTCCCAGTAGAGCTTGAGCGTGAAGCATCGCAAGGCAATGGTGGCGGTATCGAGACGCTATGGACTCGCAAGACCAATATCATTCACCCTGCTGGGTTCCAGTCAACCGGTACGCCTGCTGGCGACTCGTTCACACTAGCTGAGCTTCGTTTGGCTACTTCGTGGAATCGTGTTGTTGATCGTAAGAACGTACCTCTGGCATTTTTGGTTACTAACTAGCCATAAATGATTAGCCAAAACCCCTTGCGATAACATCAATAGGGGTTTTATTTTGAGGATTTACAATGCCAGAAAAACTAAACAAAGATGGCCTGCCAATTGGCCAGCCTGTATCTTTCGAAACTCTACAAAAAACACTAAGCAAGCATAGAGAGGCTGCAAAAAATGCCAGTAACACTAAACAGCCCAAAGCTCGCCGATCCAAAAAGCCTACAGTTTCAGATGTGGAAGAAACAGCAGGACAGAAAGAGGCGTAAAAACCCCTTTGTACCTGAGTTATTCGAGCGCTACTTCCGCCGCAACGAAGGAACAACAGACTACGCGACTATCCCAGAAGTTACGCTGACTGGGGATTTTGTCATTGAGTTTGGATTTTTAACCAGTTCAACAAAAGACCTTCAAACTTTATTTAGTCACGATTCTACTAACAACGAGATTGGTTGCGACATACAGTCCAGTGGCAATATTAGGGTATTTAACTTTAATGCTGCTGGCAGCTTGCAGACAATATTGATTAGCCCTGACGGCGGTCTCAATGATGGCTTATTTCATAGCGTTATTATTGAGCTGTCAGGGCTAACTCCTTCTATTACTATCGACGGAGTTAAAACAATTGGCGCAGACTGGGTAGGCTATGACGGCGCTAAAATATCAAGCTTGCTGAGAAGAGTATTGGCTGCTAGTCGTGAATTTGAAGGCATCCTAGCTAACCTAAAAATCTGGGATAACGGCACACTAATACGCCACTACAAACTAAACGATAACTCTGACATATTAGCTAATAGTGCTACTGTGCTGGGGGGTGAGCTGGTTATTAACTCCAATTGGACGGATGGTTCAACAGGTAGTGCCACAGCTAGTATTGATGGTGTCGGTGAGTTTACTCTTACTCGTGTTGATGCTGGTAATGTGGGCAGGCTTGATCAAGTAATTGCAACAGAAATTGGCAAGCAGTATATGTTTACTGTAATTAAGACAAGTGCCGATCATTTCGCTATGCGTGTAGGCACTAGCCTTGGCGTGGCTGATGTACTTGATAAAAACCTGACGCTATCAGCGCCACAAACTAGCACTGTAATATTTACAGCAACAACGACAACAACTTATATAAACTTCCGTAGTACTACCAATAACGGGATCTCTACAGGAAATATGTCATCAATCCGCCAAGCAGACGGCTACGGCACAGTAATAAACGGTAACGCTGACGACTGGGGTTTGTTTACTGAGCAGGCAACAGGTGAGTGGTTGGGTCAGGAGTTGATCACTCAGGATGTATGGGAAAATCCTGATTCTGTAGGTGCTCAATGGGGGTTTGCAAATAACCAGTGGACCATGATTAGTGATGGCTCGATAAGTGCTCTATCTTTATTACCCTTTGGTAGTCAGCCTGATGTCATGCGCTTGATAGGCAATATAGTTTCCATTGATCAGAATAGATTGGCGACAAACCAATCTGGTTCAATCGGAGAAGGTCAGTTTGATAGTGCAGGGCCATATGCGTTCGAGTGGAGCAAGGCTGTGTATGGCGGCCAGCAATTCAAAAGAGCGGGAGGCGCTGTAACAGCGACCATTGATAAACCATCACTAAAAGAGGTTCTAAACGTAGCATGATAGAAGAATACATAGAGCCTAAAACACACTCGATAGTATCGTGTGAAGACGGCAATGCTTGCGAACTACGCCCTAATCACGTTGGCGAGTTGGTGACTTATAAAGGCGTTACTGGTTGGCTCATACGTTATGTGACGACCTGTAGTCATCAGTTGCTTACGTTATCACTAACAGAAGCTAGAGAGTGCTTAAAGCTCAATGCGCCTGATACTGATATTTAGCCTTATCCTATGTGCGTCCTGTTCATCTAATCCAGATGCAGAGGCACACAGGCTAGCTTTATGGAATTTTAATTATGAGAAAGATATTGATAACGAGTATCGAATTTATAATTATATCGACCGTCCTTTTTTTGGTGACTGCGAAGATTTTGCATTTACTTTGCAAAAGGTTATTGGTGGAGAGGTTTGGTATATCGACAGAGGGCAGGCAGTAGCGCACGCAGCGCTAGTTAAAGGCGGCTGGGTTTATGACAGCATCTATAAACGCAGAGTGTCAAAAAATAGATATAATGGCGACTTTAAATACATAATGAGAGCTGAATAATGGCTAATGATTGCCCGTACAATATACAAGACTTTGGCCCTAGCGACTTAATGACAAGTGAAGTCATTAATGAGCGAAGAATGAAGGTTTCTTTAGGTAACGAACTTGCCCACTCCGCCTTCGGAGAGTTGCAAGCAGTCCAACCAGTGCCGGTTATTCAGATTACTGCTCAGTACGGGCTTAGATCTGAGGTTGAAACCGTTGCAATTGGTGGAACTGCTACGGCTGTAGATTCAAAATTTAGAGTGTCAACAGGCGCTGGGGCTGGAAATATATCTTCGATAGCATCAACAAAGCTTGCAACATATCGAGCAGGGCAGGGATTGCTAGCCAGATTTACAGCGCTTTATACTACTGGTGTTCCGAATAGCTCCCAAGTGGCTGGCCTTTTAACATCAGAGAGTCTAATAGGGTTTGGCTATGATGGTGATGAGTTTGGTATTGTTTTAGCTCGTGGCGGCGAGCTTGAGCAGTGGGAAATACAAATAACGAGCGGAGCAGCTGGCAGCGAGTCGGCCACTGTCACAATCGATAGCAATAACTACTCTGTCCCTCTGACAGCAGGAACTCCGCAAAAAAATGCATATGAAATAGCTATTTC